TAATTTACTAATATAAACCCCCCATACGGCTTTTACAAATGAAGGGGGTGGTTTTGTGGGGAAGGGGTACCGGGGGTCAAGTTTACGAGGGGTATTTGTTTGTGTGAAATCGTGCTTTAGGCCGTTAAAAAAGTTGCCATTTTGATAATGGCCCTCCCCCCTCTGACCGTTCTTAAATCTATACCGGTACGGTTCCTATATCGGTACGGTTCCTATACCTATCTTCCCTCTTACGAATAGTTCTACTATGCATAATGGTGCTAGATTCTATACCGCCCGCCCTGGCTATTGACGGGCGGCTACACTAAACACAGGCGTAAAAAAACCCGGGCCGCGGCCCGGGCTGCACTGGTGGCAGTGCTGTTAGCTGTTGCTGTAGGTCAGGTCATCGGCCCGGGCCCGGTCATCGGAGCCAGTGACAGGCACCGGCTCGAGCGATGCGTTGTGCGCATCGCGGGCCGCGTACGCTGCCTCTTCTGTCTCGTATACGGTCTGGGTGCCCAGACGGATGCGAGCGTTTTCCCGCTCCACGAAGTAGAACGATTTGCGGTACGTTTTATCGGAGCAGTATTCGATGCGCTGGAGCATGAGCAGCAGACCTGCGACCTCAATGAGTTTCGCCTGTGATATGCCCGCGGGGATCACGTACGTTGCGCCGCCGATCTCGATTGTGTTTACTGTTTTCATCGCTATCCTCTCTAAGGGTTGCGTGGCACCACCGGTGCCACGCGGTAATTATAACTCAATCCACCTCGATGCTGAAAGTAATATTGTTGCGCAGTTCATCGCGCACAATCTCGGTCCAATCCACGCTGTTGTCGATGCACTTCTGGACTGCATCATCCAGCTGGTTCTCGATAAAGTCATCGATCCCCTCGGTCACCTTGCCCTCAACCAGTACGCTGGCCTCATCGATCCGGTCCGCGGTCCGGGCCTCGGCGGCTGTGATCATCACTGCAAACTTTTCCGTAAGAATATCCAGCGCGGGTGATTGAACGATCCGGGCATCGATCATCCGGATGATTGCGGCCTCGAGGTCCGAGGCCCCAGCGGCTGGGTTGTCCGCTGGGCTGATCCGGACCACCGCGGGCGGCGCGGCCAGCGGATCGGGCAGCGTCTCGATAACATTGGCGATTGTGTTTGCCAGTACGTGAATCGCGGTCCACGCTGGACCACGATTGTGCGAATCATCCATGTTATTGATGATTGACTCGGCGTAATCCCACGCCGCTTGCATATCCGTGCCGCGGTCCCCGAACATTTTTGCGCGCAGGGAAATTACCAGTTCTGTCTTATCCATTTCACTATCCTCTCTAAACGGGCCCGCCACCGGGCCACTGATTAAATATTACTCTTATCGTTCCCGGCTGTCAATAGCCTGGACACAATAACCCCGGGCCGGGATCCCCGGCCCGGGGCCCGCGCACCGCGGGCCGAGCACCACGCGGCACGTTTCGAGCACCGAGCGGCAGGGACCGCGGGGCAGGTTCCCAGAGCAGCAATTACCTAGCACTTGTGACAAAAAAGCGGGCAATCCCATAGGGAAGAGCCCGCATTAATAACTCTATGTAACAGGTCAGGCGGTTAAGAGCTCGAGAGCACGGTTTTTCAGAGCAGAACCGGTACCGAACCACGCGGATTCAAGCCGGGTATTGTCCGAGCGGCCACGCTCATGATCCACCAGTTGCGTAACAGCGTTGAGCATCGCCCAGCGGGTACCGGCCACGCCCGGAATATCGGAACCGATAGCCTTGCGGTTTTCGAACAGGTCCAGAACCCGCTTATAGGCGCGAGTATCTTTCAGGTCTATTTTGCTCGTATGGTAGGGCTTGAGCAATTCGCGAATGAACAGGTCAGAATCGCTGGCGGTCATCGGGATATGCGACAGCTGGCGCGACTGAACCATAAAACGCTCAAATTGATTTGCAACGATGCCCAGCTGCAAGCGAACAGCGTCCGCATCAAAACGCTCGGAGTGCAAAACCCGAACGCTCGATTTTAAATAACCCTTGTCTGTTTCATCCGCGGTACTGTTTACCGCAGGAGTTATGGTGTTATTGCATACCACGCGAATCGCTGTGAATTTTGCGATTGTGGCCATCGTGCCATCGTACGATGTACCGAGCAGCAGATAAGGTTTCACTAGGTCACCGTCCACCACAGGTGCACCATCGCCTACACGGGCCAGAGCCCAAACCCGGCGGCCATGCGACAACGCGCCCGCGGTTTCCATTTCAAAGCCGCCGACATCCGAAAGCTTGCGGAAAAAATCCATTATTTCGCCCGGCTGGACCACGCGGTAATCTTTGCTTACTACAGCCAGCGGGGCACCAGTGTCCGAACGCGTCAGCACTTTGCGATCCGGCCATGCCTGAAAACCAGTGACGGCCGGGGTTGTGTAATGAACATCCGAAGCTTGCACGGTATAGCCTAACCCGGCTTCCTGTGTCCACGTGTCAATATCGGCACCAGCGGACAACGCTTGTCCGAGTCCGTGCCATGGTGTACGGCCAGCATAAGCAATTGCGGCGCGGCCTGTAGTCTCATCAATCATATGTGCCATTTTCACTATCCTCTCTATTTGGGTTGAATCGTTCGCCACCGAACGATGAACTAATATTATGTCTTCCCGTGCGGTAAGTCAAGCGTTTTATTTATCCATTGTCGAAAAAATCCACCAGCCACCATAAAACAAAAATTATTAGAACAGCGAATATAAACATCAGGCCACCTCCCGCCCGATATCGCCCGCCACATGATGCCGAAGGAACGAGCCCGGCGGCAGGGAACGAGCAAAGGCCCGCAACGCTTCCGCGTCATTCGCCGCGCCCGTTTTCTTCGTGCCGTGCCACTGTATCGCCGTCGGGCCACTGGCAGCATAACAGCCACCATCACCAGTGCCAACACGCTTTGCCGAGGGACCATGCGCGACGAAAACAACCACGTAATCCCGATTACCGCGGGCGCAAAGCGGGTCCCCATTGCCGCATTGCTGGCAAGTGAAATTATCGGAAAGCTCCGCCGGGCAACGCGCAAACCGCACACCCTCCACCACTTGCGGCCACAGGTCCGCAGTATCTTTCGGCGCGGCCATTACAGCCGGACGGCCCGCGGCCACCGCCGCCAAAGCTTCCGCGACTGTATCGCACGATGCATTGATAACCGTTTTGCCGGGAACCGGGACAGGCAAAGCATTCGCGGCAAAATGAGAATAAGTCCACGCCTTACCACCACGCGGCACCGCATCAGATATTGCGGCCAAATATTCCTGATCAATTTGCGCCGTGCCTGTCTCACTTTTCGGATGTAATCCACAAGTTTTCGGGCACGTGCCATAAGTTTCATGTTCGCCAGCGCGATATGTAACCGCTATCGGGCCGGTTTTTTTATTAGCAGATACTGCGACAGTTTTTAGCATCTCTCTATCCTCTCTATAGTTGCCGGGCCTCCCCGACACACCCAAATAATAGCATTATCTGGCGGGAATTATAATTGGTTTTTTCTATGGCCTAATCGCTCCCGATAGATAGTCTCTTATTGCTTCCCAGTGCACACCATTAGACGGCCACCGGGCAACCGGGTCCACGCGCAAGCCGTTTTCCACCAGTTCTAGCGATTGGCCACCGTGATATAAATTTACTATCCCAATTCGTTTACCAATAGGCAAATGCTTCACCAGCAAATAAGCCGGGCAACCGTAGGACCAATGGCGATACAGGAACGATGCCTGATGCGGACGCAAGGCAATTTTCAAGCCGCGGGAAACAACTTTATTCTCGAGAAAACCGACAGCGCCCGTTTCTTTATTGGCAATGACCATGTCAGGGAAACCCAAATTGGCCAGCGATTCAACCCGGGATATATCGACACCGGGCAAATGCTCGCGAATGTAATCAGAGAAAACCGCTTCAGGTTTCCGGGCCATCGTCGCGGTCTATCTCGAAAACATCAGGCGGGGGCTCTGCCACAGGCGACTCAAAAGCAGGGTCCTGCTCACGGGCTACCGTCTCGCGAACGTCCGAAGCATTCAAGTCAATAATTGCGGTCGGCGGGGGCCCGCCGTAAAGCTTCTTGAGCTCGTCAAGCTTTCGCTGAACCTCTTCCTTCGACATCGAATCGATAGTGCCATGGCGAATCTCTTTCCGTTCGACGTAGATCGTCCCTAACGCTTGCCCGCGGCGATATTCGGCCTGAACCGCAGCAGCGTATGCACCCGCCTCCAGCGCCTTATCACGAATCATCTGGAGGTCTTTCATGTGCCGCTCATAGGATGTGTTGTACTTCGATGCTAATTCGGCCCTATAGGCCTGTATCGCCGCCACAATGTGCGGATGCATATCTGGATTGGTCAACTCCCATGCCCGCACCGATGCACTAGCCGCAGGATACCCAGCACGGATAGCCGCTTCCTTCAAAGTCACCCGGCCATCGCCAGATACATACTCCTGAACGAACTTCCATTCCTTGGGCTTCAGGGTCTTCTGCTTTGACAGTGGAGCCACTTTCGTGGCCATTCGGTTAGCAGACTTCTGCTGGACTACTGGCGGCGTTTGCCAGACATCCTTCTTGGCCATTACTTAGTCCTCCAGAGCCGCCAGCCGTCTTCGACTTTGCGCAGGGTGAATCCCCATGCAGGGGAATGCGCTTGAGCGTAGCGAACAGCCGCCACACGGGCCGAAGCCGCCTTCTTTTCATCCCGGAACAATATGCTATCGCCCGTGTCCATTTCAGAGAATGGATACCGCGTCCGGGACGCTGGCAGGTCGATATCGCGGTCTATTTCGTACATGGCAAAACCTCCGTAACTATCAGGATCAGAGTGTAGATAGTATTAACCAATGTGTCAAGAAAACAGCCTTTTCCAAAAAAGTGGCCCTATAGGTTTTTTTAGGGGTCATGATAATTTTTGAATCAAAAAAAACTATCTCGCGGAACCCCCCTGAAAATTTGGATTTCTTACATTTCTAAAATATAAACGTATAGTCACCGACTAGCTGAAAACCCGCATGTATCCTCACTTATTACGGCATTACGTCTATTACGGCAAATCTCACAAAAAAAAATAAAAAAACATACATGACCCCAAAAAGTTCTATAGGGAACCCTCGAAATGCATAAGAAACCGGTTTTCTATAACTTTTTGATCTAAAAATAGCCCCGGTCCGCGGTACTTTTCCCTTGCATCACTATTACTTGTACACTACACTACATCCGTACCTGCCCAAATCGTAGCAACTAGGTACGCTAAACCAGACAATTATACACAATTAGAAAGGATAGAGAATGCTTACCAAACGTCCCAAATACATTTACCAGATACCTAGCGAAATTGACGAACAGATTTGTTTACTTGGCGTCATCCACTTTGAGTACGCCCGTCCCAACTTTTCGGTACGGGATAGCGACATAGATTACTACGGATTCACTGATGTGACGTTTGACGTACTGACTTCGAACGGTGAATATTGGCCCGAGATGGACGAGCGGGTACACACGGACCGTGGTCTGCGGGCCGCGTTGGATCATGAGATAGAGGAGAGGCTGGTATGAAGAGCAATGTTGTGTGGAACCAGATGCTGGAGATGTCGAATAAATACCGGCAGGAATTGGGGAAGTTATCGTTAGCAATGATGGATGAGTATCCTGAAATAGATGTTCAGGTTTTGACAACAATTCAGTTATGCACGTGCATAGCGGGGTACAAGCAGTTAGAGGGGGCCAGTAAGGAACGGTTCTTGGATGCTGCGGCAAAGACATGGGAGATAACGTCATGAAGACTATTGTTGGCATGGAAGTAGGCCGTTGCACGTTCTGCGGGTACATCTGTGAGTGGGACGAGATACCTACGGCGGCGGACCCTACTTCGGACGGCACGGTGCAGTGCTGCCCGGAGTGCAATGAGGGGGAGAGTTTTGACCTGTATGTATTGGCTGAAAGGAAGAGATGAAACTACCTGAGATTGTAGCCGTGGCGTTTTACGTGGCCATCGCCCTATTCTCTTTGTACTACGGGGCGAAGGTAGTTATTAATGAGCCGCAGATCATGTGCGGGGTAGCGGAGATCAGCCCTGACTTTGATAGCAAGCACAGGGAGCAGTGCAGACAGATGAGGGGGCATAAGTTATGACTGAAGACTTTAACAAGTGGTGGAACGCTGACCAAGGTTATGACGGGGTTACGAATCCTTACCGCTCTGACTCTGCCGTTTATTGGGCATGGGAAGGATGGCAAGCGGCTGTGAAGGCAGAGCGCGAGGCTTGTGCGAAGGTGTGTGAGTCGCTTAACGAGGATTTTGACCACCTGTATGTCGAATCCTGTGCTGAAGCCATCCGCGCAAGGGGGCAGGGATGAACACAGAAGACATTATCCGCATGGCGCGAGAGGCTGGAATTACGTTTGTTACTGAGGTTGGAGTAGCAAGCGCAACACCTGAATGGCTTGAACACTTCGCCGCCCTAGTCGCAGCAGCAGAGCGCGAGGCGTGTTTAGCGGCCTGTCGTATTTATCAAAACGACGAGGAACCGTATCCCGGTTTTCAAAATGGTGTGGCTTGTTGCATTGCTGCCATAAAAAACCATGAGGAGTTTTTGGCACACATGAAAAAAAAGGAATGTGATGAGCGATCCATTGCACCCGACAACGGATGAATTGTGGTTCCGGGACCCGGACCTTGATCCACCGCCGAGGGCGTGTAGTTTGTTGCTGTTGAATCCCGGTGGTGTGCTGATTGTAGGGAACTGGACGGATGATTGTTTGGGCTGGTGCCCGAAGCCCAAGATTCCGATGAGCATTAAGACCAAGATGAGG